ACTTCACTGTGAGCGCAGGGCCTGCGCTGAATGTGCAGGATTTCGTGGAAACCAGCGTTCCCGCAACCCTCACCAATCAGGCGCACGTCGATACGCAATTCATCACCTCCGACTTGCTGTTGTCGATGGACATGTTCAGCAAGCGCGTGCTGAAACCCAAGATTGCTGCCCTAGCCAACAGCGTGGATGCAGGCGTGGCGAATGTGATGCGCACCGGTATTGCCAATATCGTGGGCACGCCCGGCACTCTGCCGACCACGCTGACGCCTTTCCTGACGGCGGGTGCGATTCTGGATACCGAAGGCGTTCCGCGTGACGGCGAACGCTACATGGTGCTGGATCAGTTCACTCAGGCCTCAATGGTCGGTTCTCTGACCGGTTTGTTCAATCCGCAAATCGCCATCGGTGAACAGTACCGAAAAGGACTGATGACCCGTTCCACAGTCGGTGCAGACTGGTACATGGATCAGAACGTGGGCATGCAAACGTTCGGCTCCTGGGCGGGTACTCCGAAGTTCGGAACTGCCGGCACTTCCACGGCGCTTTTGTCTGCTGGCTGGGCTGATTCCGGGACGCTTTACGTGACAGGTTTCACGGCATCGACGGCAGTCGTCAATGTGGGCGACACCTTCACGATTGCCGGTGTTTACATGGCGAACCCGCAGAATCGCGTGGCGACCAACCAACTGCGCACCTTTGTTGTCCGTCCCCCCATTGGCACCCCCAGCAATGGGACGTTTGCGCCTGTGCTGGATGCGTTCGGCAATGTGATCGGCGGTACCTACACGGCGGATAGCTCCGGCTTTTTGCAGCTCACCATTGCGGTGGCCGTGATTTCGGGTGGCCAGTTCCAGAATGTGGGCGCTGCTCCTGTCAATGCTGCGAACCTCACGGCAACCGGCAAGAGCGTGACGGGCCCGCAATCTCTGCTGTTCCATCGTGATGCTTTCACCCTGGTATCGGCCGACCTGCCCCTCCCGGGTGGTGTGGACATGGCGGCCCGGGCCTCCGACAAGGAAGTGGGCATGAGCATGCGCATCGTGCGTCAGTACACCATCGGCAATGACGCCCTCCCGACCCGGATTGACATCCTCTACGGAATCGCTCCGATGTACCGCGAACTGGGTTGCCGCGTCAGCGGCTAATCGGATAGCCCCTTCGGGGGCTTTCTTCTTTCATTTCTCAAGGAATTCATCATGAGTATTACCACCAATTCACCGGCCACCACGGTCCAAACGCCGCTGCAATCCGCAGTCGGCAATGTGCAATCCATCTGGCTGCTGGCTGTGGCCTTGACGCCTGCGGCTGTGGCCGCAAACACCTCCGCGGAACAGACTTTCTCGGTCAACGGGTTGCAAGTCGGCGATGTCATCAACGTGGACAAACCCACCGTTCAGGCCGGTCTCGGGATCATCAATTGCCGAGCAGGGGCCAACACCCTGTACATCGGCTTTTCCAACAACACCGCCGGCTCCATTACGCCCACCGCGGGTGAAGTCTATGCGGTGTCTGTGCTGCGTCCGATTGCCCAGGATGTGACCAATGGCCTGCCTGCATCGTTGCCGACGCCGTAAAGCGTCTTGCCGCCCCTTCATTGGGGCGGCTTTTTACATCCAAAATCCATGAGCGATCCCACCACAGCCACCGGCCTGGACTTGATCACGGGCGCATTGCGCAAGATCGGCCAGTATGCGCCCGGGGAAACGCTGGCCGCAGCCGACGCGAATGATGCTCTCGATTCGGTCAATGGTCTGTTGGATTTGTGGAGTGCACAAAAGCTCACTGTCTACAACAACATCGAGACCGTCAAGCCCCTCACGGCTGGACAAAACACCTACACCGTCGGAGTGGGCGGTTATTTCAACATCGAGCGGCCTCTGCGCCTTGACAACATGTATTCCCGCATCACCACGGGAAACGGTGAAGTTGATTTCCAGTGCCAGCTTGTGACCCTGGAAAAATATGCCGCGCTCACCCTAAAAAGTCAGCCCGGGCCGTGGCCGAAGATGGCCTACTACAACACGGCCTACCCGCTGGCGAACCTGATCATCTGGCCAGTGCCTCAGTGGAACGTCGAATTTCATCTTTGGAGTGAGCAGGTTTTCACCTCTCTCGCGCTTGCGACCCCGTTGAACATGCCGCGCGGCTATTACATGGGTCTGCAGTTCGCACTAGCAGAGATTCTCTGTCCGGAATATGGCATCCCAGTTCCGCCCGATGTGCGCCGCTTTGCCAAGGATTACATGGCGATTATCAAAGACCTGAATGCCAGACCGCAATCAGAGGTGCCCATGGATGCCATGCTTGTGGCGAGCAACGGGAATGACGCCTCATTCATCCTCCATGGAGGTTTCCAGTGAGCCAATGGGGATTTGTTGGTCCGGCTTATGAAGCCGCCAACCCTGCACAGGATAATCAAAGGTTGGTGAACTGGTTTGTTGAGTTCGACGGCAATGAGAACAATCCCCTGCAGCCTGGCGTCGTTGGCGCAGAAGCCAAGGTGGCGCTGGGCCTCCTGGGGGCGCCCGGCCTGATTGCGCTGAACACGGCATTCTCGGGTGAGGTACGCGGTGCTTGGGTCCTACCCGGGAACTTCCAGGCGCTGTTTGTGATTGGTGCCCAGGTAGTGCTGGCGACGATTGCCACGCAAGCCACGGCCACCGCGCCAGCGCAACTCGCATTTAATGCAGTCGGATCGCTGGGGACATCCACAGGTCCGGTGAAAATCCGAGACAACGGCGTCGGCAAGATCGCGGTGATTGTGGATGGCTCACGCCTTTACGTCTATAACGTCACCACTCGGATTCTCACCCAATCAACCGACCCCGCCTTCCTTGGTTCCAACACGGTAGCTGAAATTGATGGGTGGTTCATTTTTCAGCAACCTAGCACTCAAAAATTCTACACATCGCCAGTCTATTGGAATGGCACCGATCCTTTCGATGGCACCTACTTCGCGCTGAAAGACGACTGTCCCGACAATCTCGTGGCCGTGATCGAGAACGGACGGCAGCTATGGTTGATCGGAGAGGCCAGCACAGAGCCCTGGTACAACGCTGGGGGTGCCACGTTTCCCTTTTCGCGCCTGGAGGGTGCGCTGATGCAGATCGGCTGTGGGGCGCCCTATTCAGTGGCCCGTACAGGCCCCAATTTGATATGGCTCGCGCGCTCGGAGCGTGGCGACAACTCGGTGATCATGACCTCGGGCTATCAATACAGCGCGATTTCCAATCCGGCGATGGCCTATGCAATCAACCAGTATCCGGTGACTTCCGATGCCATCGGGTGGGTCTATGCCGAAGAAGGTCATTCGTTTTATGTGCTGGTGTTCCCGACCGCTGACAAAACATGGTGCTACGACCTCAACACGAGTATGTGGCATGAGCGCGCATCCTTTGATCCAAATACTGCTCTCTTTCACCGGCAGCGGGTGAATTGCTTGGTGAACTTCGCAGGTATGCAAGTGGGAGGCGACTACACGAATGGTCGTATTTACCAGCAGACTCGCCAATCCTATGTGGATGACCAATATCCGCTGGTGGCGCTGCGCCGCTGTCCGCATGTGTGGGACAAGAACGACCGCAACCGCGTTATCAATTCACGCTTGCAAATCGACTTCTTCCCAGGGTCTGGATTGGCGACGGGACAGGGCAGCAATCCGCAAGCGATGCTGCGTTGGTCGAATGATGGCGGCCAAAGCTTCGGCAATGAGCATTGGACGGGACTGGGCGCCATTGGACAAACGCAAAACCGTGCCATCTGGCGCAGATTAGGTGCGGCGCGTGATCGGGTCTACGAGGTGCGAATCTCCGATCCCGTCAAACGTGATGTGGCTGGCGCTTCTTTGCGAGCCGGGAATACATCTGCATGAGCCTGCCGATCACCAATCTGCCGCTATTCCAGATCGGCAACCAGTGGAGCGACAAAAATGGTTTTCTGACGCCGATCACTGCGCAATTTGTTCAGAATCTAATGGCGCGTGTCGGTGGTGTGGCGGCTCCTTCCAATACTGTTTTAGGAAATAACACAGGGGTTGTCAGTTTCAACACAAGAACCGGTGTTGTAACGCTTGAAGGGTCCGATGTTGATGCGGCTCTAGGCTATACGCCAGTACCTCCGACCGGCAACGTGGCGACTGCGAGTGCATTGGCCATTGCTCGATCCATCACGATGACGGGCGCTGGCTCATGGACTGTGAACTTTGATGGTTCCGGTAATGTGACGGCGGCCATGACTTTAACGCCTGGGCAACCTGGCATTTTCAGCACGGTCACGGCATCCGGGACCATTACACCGGCCTCCGTAGCCGGCATTGTGGGAACCACAGCAGCCGATTCGGCCCAAGCAGGCAGCATCGGAGAGGTCATGACGGCCACGGGAACCGCGGTGAGCTTGACCAGTGGCACACCGGCGAATGTGACTACTCTCGCACTGTCTGCCGGTGACTGGTGGGTATTCGGCGGCTTGACATTCAACCCCGCCGCCACGACGACGATTACCGTCCAGGAAGGCGGCGTCAGCACCTCGACCGCGGTACTCCCCGGCGCGGGAAATCTAGGCAGTCTCTTCGCAACAGCGACCGCAGGAAAGGGGTCGTCATTCGCCGTCCCCATGACGCGCGTGAATGTGAGTGTCCCGACAACGGTCTATCTCGTGGCGTCTGCATCGTTCGGGGTCAGCACCATGACCGTAACGGGCATTTTGAATGCCATTCGTATGCGTTAAAAGGATTTGCATGAAGATTGCCATTGAGCCTTTTACGCGCGAACTCGCGAATGAGATCGTCCCGCTGGGTCAACAAAGCTGGGAAGAGTGTTCGGAGATCAAGAAAGACACATGCGCCTATCACGGGCAACGCGGTCTTCAAATAGACCCGGACATCGATCGCTATATTTATCTGGCCGAGCACAATTCTTTGATTGTTC